AGTAAGTAACTTAATATTCATGACGATTACACCTTCGTCATCACCATCGAGTAGACCAAATGTTATTCCATTTATTGGACAACCGGGTCAAAAAATCATATTAACCAATACGTTTGTTAATCCAACAACAATTGAGGTTGATATGGTTGAACATGATGCATCTACATTAGCTCACGCATTGTACGGTAATCAAACTAAAGCGATTACTCCGGGTATCTACACAATCTACGATGATAATAACCAAATTTACAAACAATACAATCTATACGAAATCAAAGACGAATTTAGTGAGACACTATATGAGGTTCGTGAAGAAAGAACGGATATTGATGAAACATTAGGATTAGATAACATTACTGACGTATAATGGCAAAAGTAGTTAAGTATAAAGTTCCGAGTCAGGCCGCTAGTGGGGCACAAACGTTTAGTGACAATTTAGTCGGTATTCAAATTACCGATGGTAGTAGTCAATTGACTAATACCAACTTTGCACTCGACAGAGCAACACCTGAAAAAGATAGTAAAAGTTTTTCAAGCGTACCATTTTCTGATTTCTTAACGTTAGACACTTTAAAAGAAGAAACTAATGCACCAAAAACAAATACATCAAAAACAACAAAAGATGTTATTAAGTTTAGACCATCAAGAAGTGATGCGGGACGTTCATTATTTGGTTCATTAAAAGAAAGAATAAACATTTCACTTGGTAGAATAATTGCTAAGTTTCCTGCGTCGTTATTAGCTGATAGCTCAACAGTAACAAAAACAACAAACTATACTGCGGAGAATATTTCATATGATAGTGTAACTAAAATTACTCAATTCGAATCACAACAATCAATTTTTTACAATCCTTTTGAAATTATATTAACAAAGCCTAATAGCAATGTCATAATTGAGACCGATAACCCTGTTAGAGATTTTTATTCAGCGTTTAAAAATTATGTGTTAATATATCAAGGTGTTTCATACAACATCACAAATTATACCGAACCAACTTTTGATAATAACTTTGTTTTAACGTTAGAAGTTGAGGGTAATTTATTTAGTGGATACACTGATGTAAATTTTGATTATGTTATTAAACCAAATGATAGCATCATTGAGGAATTCTTTAAAAATTTAGATGACCTTGAGGAATTATTACTTAATAGAGAATCAAATCCAATATACACTTCAAGTTTCAGAGTACCAAGAGACAATTACGATAACAGTGCAACTGATTTAGTTGGTGTTAACGTATCATGGCCGGTATCAAAAGATGGTTGGAATCCACAAATTGTGGGTATTGAATACAATCAATTTGTTCAAAGCTTATTTGATTTATCGGATGAGATTGATGATTATAAGTCTAATTTAATTGTTAGATTCTTAACATCACCACAACTATTTGAATTCGACACGGAAGATAAAAGAGCTGAGTCCGTATTCCAATTATATGGTCAAAGCTTTGATAGTGTAAAAAAATACATTGATAACATTGCGTTCATGAGACATGTGAGTTACGATGCTATCAATAACATACCTGACATGTTGTTAAAAAACTTGTCACAAAACTTGGGACTTGATACCGTAAATCTTTTCGATGAGAAAAGTTTAAACGATATTCTTTACACAAGACAAGATAGTAACTATTCAGGTGTTGCTGTTGGTAAGAATTTAATTGAATCAGAATACGAATTCTATAGAAGAATTTTAATTAACTTAGCTCAATTATATAAGTCAAAAGGTACACGTAAAACTTTAGAATTCTTTTTAAAATTCTTGGGTGCGCCGGAGCCAATGATTAAAATCAATGAGTATGTTTATGAGGTAACAAAATTACCAAACATATCAACATTAGAGGATGATTTGTATGATGTTATTAATGACATTAAAACAGATTTTGTAATTACAGGTTTTTCTGCGAGTACATACACATATTTGACAGGTACAACAACTTCGTCAAGTGCATTAACAAGAGACGAATATCCAATTGATGAGAATGGTTTACCAAGAAAAGCGTATACCTCAAACGGTAATTTATATTTCCAAAAAGGTTCAGGTTGGTATGACATAACATTACAGCACCGGTCACCATTAATCTTAGATGAAGCGAATTCACAGTTAACGGGTAGATTAAAATTTACCAAAACCAAAAATGCACCCTATACTTACGGTGAAGATTACTTTGATGTTTTTAGAAATTTACCCGGCTTAGATTATGGTTTTGACTTAGAATCCAAAGTTGATAATTTAAAAATCAAAAACAGTTCTAATGACCAAGAATCGTCATTAATATTAAATAGAAAAAATATTAGCGTTTACTTATCACCATCACAAACAATTGATTATGATATTTGGAGACAATCAAAGAATGGTACCGTTAATTTTGGTGGATTAACACCACAAACAGGCATAACATTCGCAGAATTTATTGATAATGTATTATCAAACGTCATCAAAAATTCACACTCAGTTAGATACGAAAAGACATACATTAGCTTAGAAGATGTCTACAATGCTTATGTTAGTACGGTAGAAGTACCATATGATTTTATAACCCTTAATGAGTTTGTCAACAAAATGAGTCCATATTGGGTGCAAGTTGTAGAACAATTTATCCCCGCAACCACATTATGGACTGGTGGTAACGTTATTGAGAACGGTAAATTAGGTCGTTCGAAATTTAAATACAGAAAGCCATGTCAATTAGTTGAAATTATTGATGATGTTTATCCTGAAATTGGATTTAGAACATACGTTAATGAAATCATCACGGATGTTAGCACAGGATTTCAACTACAATTTGGCGATTCAAATAAAGATGGTTATATAAGAATATTCCCAACATTTGAAATTGATGGGGTTAAGTACTCAGGAAACACAAGTGACACATCAACATATGTAGTTTTAAGTGGAACAACATCAAGCACAACAACATCACCCAAACGAGCAAGTTTATATTGTGGAACAGCGGGAAATACTTTAGATGTTGGAGCGGAAGGTGCTGATGCGTATGATAGTACTTATTGTATTGACTTAGACGCATTACATATATTATGGAAAGATGCAATTGTTGGTGCAATTAATTACATAAACAACAATTTTGGGTTTAATATTGATAATGTTGGTAAAAATACGGTTTATGGTAATAGTATTGGCAATTCAGCATTAACGGGCACAACAAATGGACCGTTATTATCGTATGAATTCTTTACTGATGATAATGGTAATGAAAAAATTAAATTCAAGTCATATAAATATGGACCAAATAGTTGTACCATAGTGAATTCATTTAATTTCTTTATGGGGTCACCATTATATTATCCAATTACATACGATGCGGTTACACCGTTACCGACACCGTCAATGACGATGACGCCAACAATGACAATGACGATGACGCCAACTCAGACATCGACAATGACAATGACACCAACTCCGTCAACAACACTTGCACCAACACCATCGATGACGATGACACCAACTCCGTCAACTACACTTGGACCAACACCATCGATGACGATGACACCTACTCAGACACCAACGATGACAATGACAATGACACCATCGATGACACCAACGATGACAATGACAATGACATCAACTCCGTCAGCCACACCTGGTCCAACACCATCATATGGTATAAGTCTAAGTCCAGATAGTCGGGATGACTTAGGAGGTGCATTTACTGCAACAGTAACTGCCGCGAATATTTCATTCCCTCAAACGCTTTATATCACCATATTAAGCACATCTGGAACGGTTGATTTAAATGACTTTCAAAATAATTTTCCATCAACAATTACATTGAATCAATCGGGACAAGAATATTCATTCTCATTAGCTGAAGACCAATTAACCGAAGGTACTGAGAAATTTAAATTAGAACTTAGAAGTGGAAGTGCCTCTGGAACGGTATTGTCCACCTCAAATGAAGTGACAATTATCGACGGTTCATTAAGTCCTGTTTATTATCAATTATCACCTTGTGCAGGTGGTTCTGATGTTTATTCAATACTTAAACCACCGGGAACATTTACTAGCGGACAGAGAGTAGTGGGAAGTTCTGAAACCTATTATGCTGCGGGAAATACATTTACCGTGGACCCCGACCCTAATGGAACTAAGTATGATGTTGATGCCGTTTCACCAAGTATCAATGGTTGTCCTGAAGTGACACCACCACCTGAAAATAGAACCGCATATGTTACTGCGTGGACAAGAGATACAGTTGATTTAACAACAATTAAGTCGGAAGTATGTGGTGTAGACGAACAACAATTAGCTATAAATCTTGGATATACTCAATTAAATAGTGGTAACCTTTATGTAGATGAAACAAGTATCACATCAGGAACAACATATCAATTATACACTAGTAATGTAGCAACCAATGGTGCAACACCTGATGGTGGTGGTAAATGGTATGCAATTAAAATACAAGGAGCTTCAGGTAACTTTACAATGGTAGCATCAATTAATAGTAGTGGAATTATACAAGACTGGACACCATGTAGCACACCAGTACCATCATTATCAATGACACCATCACTGACGCCAACTCCACCACCATCGACTGAACCTACTTATTTAACATCTCGTGGGCCAAGATGGGAATGTGATAATGGTACTGTTTACCAATACGATATATATGAAAATACTAATTCATACTTTACAGGAAATCAATTTAGTAATGGAACAGGTGGAACTCTAACATTCTCAGGAATAACGTCAATGTTAACTTCAGAACCAATCACCACACCTAATTGGGTTGATTCGGGTTCACCATATTGTATAAATGGGACTGAATATCAACTAAAAATTGATAATAATCCATGTTCATCAGAATATAATACAACGGATGAAGTTGCAACAGGAGATAACTCAGAATGTTGGCAATTATCTGATGTTTATTATACAACATGTGCCAACGCAAACTCCGCGTCTGAACCATATCAATCATACGTGTTAAATGATACTTACAAATACACAACCTTTAATGTTTCAGGAAATTGGGAAAATCTTGGAACATTTATGCAAGGTGATTGGTATTTTGTTGATTCCTACGGGGCACATAGAAGAACATTCTATACTGGTGATAATTTAGAATTGTTAGGAACAATTACTAATACAGACTTAAGTGAATGTACGACTAGTGGCGGTGGTGGTGACCCACTTCCACCAGGTTGATAAAAATAATAAAATTAATATTTATAATATATATGAGCTTTTTAAACGGTAATAATTCAGAATATCTATCAGCAAGATTAACACAATCAGGTAGAAGAGCAATTGCAAAGGGTGATTTTAAAATAAGTTACTTTTCAATTGGTGATTCGGAATTTGTGTATACTAATCCATTTTCTGGAATTACGGGTAATGTAATAACAGGTACAACACATCAAGGAGTATTTGCACCGTTAGATAAAGATTCACAAATTAAGTATCCATTTTTATTTGATTCAACAAATGCTACACAATATGGTGTACCTGTAACAGGTTCAACGGTTGAAACAATTAGAAATCTAATGGAACCTGCGGGTTTTGTATCAGAATATAATTTACTTGAGGATGAATCTACGGTTCAATGTTTAAATAATACGATTAATTATTCTGGTATCACAGGTGCTTCATCGTTATTAGTAACAATATCAACAGGCACAACTTACGCAAATTGTCAATATATTACATTAGCGTTGAATAAGTTTAATGGTGATATCATCACCGGTGATACTAATTCACAAATTTATAAAGTAGTTTCGGTTACAGGAGTAACACCAACAACACAATTAATAGTGTTAGATAGAGCAACACCAAATTTATCGGGATTAACGGGAACAGCACAAGTAGTGTGTAATAGTTGTGACATGGCATCAACTGATAATGAAGACCCGTGGACATTAAATGTTGTATGGTCACAAAAACCAATAGGTTTTAGCACAGTAGATGAAAGTATATCAGGTTTCACAAGTAGTAAATATATTTCAACAAAAGAATTTTTGGGTTATAATTCAACAGGACAAACATTTGTAAACTTAACGGGTGGAACAATAACAAAACCAACATCATACATTAATTCATTTGGTGAAGAGATTGAAATAATACCGACTGAACAAAAATCAATAGGTTTAATTCATTATTCGAAACTTGGTGACCTTGAAATTGACCCTGATAGATTTTTTAAATATGACGATTATATTAGTATGGCTACCGGTTCTACAATTACTTTAGATGGTTCAGACGACTACGAATATTTCCAAGTGTATCTTCCATTTTTGTCATATCATAGAAGTACAGGAACAACAATAGGTACAATTTTTACTGCAGATGACGAACCAAAATTAGTTAAGTCAGCTATTAATCAAAATTTCTCATTACGTTATAGAGATTTACTTGATGAGAATGGATACAAAGTTGGTAAGATTTTTGTTGACAAGAAGGTTGTGGTATTTGATGACGAAGAAATTGTTGCGGCATTAGATTATAAATCAAATAGAACATATACATTACCGGCACCAAAAGTAGGATTAACACCTTCAGATAGTAATGCCGCAAATTCAACACTGAGTGGAACTACTGGTCAAACATTATGGGTAACGTATATGCTGTCAAATGGTACGGGGTCAACAACATTAAATGGTTTACCTTGTAATTATTTCACAAAAATCACGGGAACTACAACACCTTCAAATGTTACTGTTAAGTTTAACGGTGGATTTAACTTTATGAAAATATCAATGAATGATATTAAAAACGGATTTGTCTTTAATAAGTTTTACATATTAACACAAATGGTTGGAAATGGTGAACAACCACTATCAGATGATTGGAATTATATTGATTTTACATCAGAAGCGGGTGGAGATGGTAATAATCCATTAGACCCAACAGACTTAACGGGTGTAACATTTACTATCAATAAAACCAAGTATAGTGGTGGTGCCGCATTCGATATTGAAGATTTCATGGGTTCAATACCAAATGAGCCATCTACTTCACCACAATTTGGTGATGAGCAACCATTCCCTGGTTATGTAAAGTTAGTGAGAGCTACAGATATTGAAGAGATGAATTTCTTAATTAATTTACCAAATCTTAAGTTTACAACATCACAAAACCCAACAAGATTTAATAATGGTGTAGAAACAACAACTAAAAAATATATTACCGAAGTAATATTACTTAACGAAAGCAAAGAGACATTATTAGTTGCAAAGACCGCAAAACCAATCGAAAGAGTTGGAACACAAGTTTTTGCTGTTAAATTAGACTTCTAAGACTTTACTATTCATATTTTATTATTTAATATAGTTTATATGAATAAAAAAATACTTGAGTCGGCTAAAATTCTTGGATTAGACATCAGCACAAAAACCATAGGTTTTGCTTTATTTGATATTTCGGGTTCAAAATTATTGGAGTTAACACACTTTTCACCAAAAATTAAACCACAACCCGAAGATAAAATTGAAGAATTAATTAAGAAGGCGGATGCGTTTAAGGCGCACATCGAAAACTATAAAGGAATGGGAATTACCCGTGTCATTATAGAAGAGCCACTCCTTCAATCTAACAACATTTATACAATTGGTACTTTGTTACGTTACAATACTTTAATTCTTAAAGTGTGTTACGATGCTTTAGGCGTCTTACCAACATTTATCTCAACATACAATTCAAGAAAGTTTGCTTTTCCTGATTTGGTTGGTCCAAATGATAAGGGACGTAATGTTTTGTTTGGTGGTTATCCAAAAGATATTGATAAGAAACATGTGATATGGGAACACGTTAATGAGGTTTGTCCTGACATTAATTGGTTGTACGGAAAAAACAATGCGTTAAAGAAAGAAAACTACGATATGGCAGATGCTGCGTGTTGTGTAATAGGATATGTAAATATGATAAAAGAAATTGAAAAAAATACGAAGTAGGCTTTGTTTTTTAAAATCTTTTATTTATATTTATTAATGTAGGTCGGGAATGTAGCAATACATTCTTGGTTGGTAGAGAGTCAGGGTGGTGTCTGACTCTCTTTTTTTATGTCTAATTTTTTTTTATCAAATATTTTACATACCTTTCGAGTATGACTGACCAAAAAGTAGATTATTCACCGGTAATTGATATCCTTGAGGACATTTTAGGTACGCCTAAACTCCACAACGATTACAAAGGACAAATATCATTTGATTGTCCTGTTTGTTCATATGATATTAAGGAACTTGACCACGGAGATGGTAAAGGAAATCTTGAAATCAACTATAAAGAAAGTGTTTTTAAATGCTGGTCGTGTTCTGAAACACACGGAACACGCGGTACATTATATAAATTAATAAAACAACACGGTAATCCAAAGCTACTCAAGAAGTATCTTATATTAAGACCTGATGAGGATGGTGAAGCACCTAAAAGAATTTATAAGCAGGTAAAATTACCAAAAGAATTTATTGCATTTAAAGATGCAAGTAGAGGTTTACAATTAACATCACAATTCAGACAAGCGTGGGCTTATATTAAAAAAAGAAATATCACGGATGAAATGTTAGAACGATATAACATTGGATTCTGTTACGAAGGTGATTTTGCAAATAGGATTATCATACCATCATATAACGAAGAAGGTTATTTAAATTATTTTATTGCAAGGTCATATCTTTCCTATACCAAATTGAAGTATAAAAATCCTGAAGTACAAAAAGAAATCATTATCTTCAATGAAAAGTTAGTTAATTGGAGCGAAAAGATATACATTGTCGAAGGTGCTTTTGATAGTATATTCATACCCAATTCAATACCAATGTTAGGCAAGTTTATGTCAGACCACCTTTTTAATACATTATATGACAATGCAAAAGGAGAACTTACAATTGTATTAGACCCCGATGCGTGGAACGATGCTGAAAGACTTTACCACAAAATTAATTGCGGTAAATTAATGGGTCGAGTGAACATCATTAAGTTAGAAGGTGATAAGGACATTGCAGACCTTGCCGGTGATTTAAGTGAATACAAAGAAAAAAAATTAGATTAATATGAATTTAAACGATATCTCCTTAGAGATGAGAGAAGTGCTTGAAGAGAAGAGAAAACAATTAGAGTTGACCTTTATTGAAGAAGACCACATTTATTATATGAGAGACCTAAATGGTGAAATTAAAAGTAATTTCCCATCGGTATCAAGACTTATATCAAAATTCCACAAACACTTTGACTCGGAAGGTAAAGCATTACAGATGTGTAAAGGTGACCCTGAAGCCACAAAAGAATTGTTGGCAGAATGGAAACTTGCCGGTGATTTATCAACCAATATGGGTAGCCGTGTTCACTTTGAATTAGAAAGCGATACCATTGATAGGTTTGGTGGTTATAAGGATGTCAGACAACCGATATTTGAAATCAACGAAGAACAACAACGTAAAAGCGATGCTATGATTGTTGCGGGAAAACAATTCCTTGATTTGATGTTAGAACGTGGTGGTGTATTGTTAGATACTGAAATGGTATTAGGTGACCCTGAAGAGGGATATACCGGTCAACCCGATAAGGTTTGGTTAATGGAAAATAAAGCAAAAACAGATTACGGTTTGGTTATCACCGATTGGAAAACAAACAAGCCAAAGAACTTTGAAGTTCAATATTATACGGGTAGATTGTATCCACCATTTAGTAATTACCACGATAACGCCTTAGGTCACTATTACTTACAGTTACCATTATATGGTCGATTGTTATTAAAGATGTTACAAGGAACCAAATTTAATAAAACAAAATTAATGGGCGGTGTTATTGTTCTTTTAAAAGAAAACGGTACATTTGAGGAGTTTAGAATACCAAAAGAAATAAATGACACAATCTTAACAATGGATTTAGGAAAATATTTAAAACGATGATAAAAAGAATTGTACACATTGCTGACATCCACATTAGAACATTTCAATACCATGAATTGTATAGGGCGCAATTCCAAAAACTAATTGATGAATTAAAGGTTCAATATCAAGGTTGGGTTAATGAAGGTCTTACTTGGGATAATATTCGTGTTGTCGTTGCCGGTGATATTGCTCATCAAAAAATTAATATCTCGAATGAACAATTGATGTTAACGAGTTGGTTTTTAAAAGAATTAGGTGAATTTGGTAAAGTTGTTATCATACCGGGTAACCACGACTTCTTGGAAAACAATACACAACGTTTGGATAGTATCACACCAATCGTAGAACTATTGTACGATGAACCTATTGCTTATTATAAAGATAGTGGTGTATATCCTGATGAGAATATTAATTGGGTTGTTTATTCGTTGTATCAACATAATGTGAAACCTGAATACGAAAAGGAGGAAGGTAAATTCCACGTAGGTTTATTCCACGGACCAATCCAAGGGTTATCTACGGATATGGGGTTTGAATTTGAAGATGCGTACGATAGATTAAACTTTGTTGGTTTGGATTTATTATTATGTGGTGACATCCATAAGAGACAAACATTTACATTACCTGAAGGTGGTAAGGCGATAATGCCCGGTAGTCTTATTCAACAAAATTTTGGCGAGACAATGAAACATCACGGTTACGGTATATATAATATGGAGACAGATGGTTATACATTTCACGATTTACCAAATGAACAACCATTTCTCCATTTTGAAATAAAAGATATAACCGACATAGAGGATGGTAAAGAAGCACACCTTAACCTTGGATAAAGAATTCATACAATATTGTGAATTAAATAACGTTCAAGACTTAGATAAAAAAGCAAAAGAAACATTCAATAGGGGTTTCACAATTTTAAAGTATGGTGAGACCCCATCACATATAAAAGGAAAGGAGGTAACAATTGAAAAAGAAGTCATTAAGGAAGTCGAAAAAATCGTTGAAATCACAGTTGAAAAGCTTGTGGAAGTACCAATTGAGGTTATTAGGGAAGTTGTTAGAGAGGTACCGGTCGAAGTTATTAAGGAAGTCATCAAAGAAGTCTTTGTCGAAGTCGAAGTCATTAAGGAAATAATTAAAGAAGTTACGGTCGAGGTCGTCAAAGAAGTACCTATTGAGGTTGAGGTTATCAAAGAAGTACCGGGTGAGTCAAAGACTAAAACCATAATAAAAGAAGTACCGATTGAGGTAATTAAAGAGGTACCCATTGAAGTTATTAGGGAAGTAATCAAAGAAGTTCCCGTCGAAGTTATTAAAGAGGTTATCAAAGAGGTGCCGATTGAAGTTATCAAAGAAATCGTTAAAATAGACGAAACGGAGATAATTCGTCTAAAAGGACTAAATGAAAAACTACAAAAAGAATTAGACGCTATTACAGAAAGTCTTACTAAAATTAATAAGGCAAAATTTATGAGAAATAGCGACATGAATTCTTTATATGACGAGTAATTTTTTTTATTCATTTTTTTTATCTATATTTCGTTATGGAATTAATTATTTTTTGGATTATCGCAGGTTATGGAATGACCTCTATCCTTGTTTGGGGTTCTATCTTTGAAAGACCCCGTATTTTTATAAAGAAACACTCAAAGTTTTTTGGTGATTTAATCTCATGTACATTGTGTACAGCAACATGGGTTGGATTCTTCATGTCAATTGTTATGGGTGGTTTAATAAACACCTTTGTTGAGTTACCGATTGTACCAACCACATTTTTTGATGGTATGTTTACCGCCGGTGCTGTATGGGCGGTGAATGCAATTGTAGAATTTTTTGAGGAGAATAGAATCAAATAACAAAAATTTTTGAATGAATCCATTTATTAAAGTTACATGGCAAGATGTTCCCGAGAATTTCACGCCCGAAAAAATCAAGAGAGTCAAGACGTACTTTCAAAACAAATATAATAGTACAAGCGTACAAATTATAACCAAGACATTATCTAATGTCCAAAATACTCGATTACAATCATTAGAGGTATCCGATAATATTTTAGATAGTCAATATCAAAAAACATTGATGAAGGAATTCATGGATGAAAACAAAATGACAACTAAATGGGAACTTGTTGATAGATTAGATAATAGAGTTAATGGTGAGATTGATAAACAAAATGAAAACAAAGTACGCTACAATAAATGGTTCATCAAGAAAGTTGAGTTTTCTAATTTCTTATCTTTTGGTGATAATAACGTTATTGATTTTACTAATTTGGATGGAATATCAGTTGTTGAGTCCACTCCTAAAAACTTTGGTGGAAAATCTACATCAACGGTAGACTTATTAATGTTCTTATTCTTTAATTCAACGACTAAGACCAAAACCAATGCTGAAATCTTTAATAGATTTACAGATAAAGATGAGGTTAGTGTTCGTGGCGAAATTACCATTGATGGTGGTGATTACGTTATTGAGAGAAAGACATTAAGAAAAAAATCAAAATCAGGAGAATACACGGTAACCAATAAGTTGGAATTCTACAAACGTAAGGAAGATGGTACAATTGAAAATCTATCCGGTGAACAACGTAGAGAAACCGAATCATTTATTGAATCTGCAATCGGTACTGAGGAAGACTTCTTGTCAACTATCTTAACTACCGGTTATAACCTCGAAGAATTGATTGAGTCGAAGCCAACTGCTCGTGGACAGATATTGACTAAGTTCATGGGATTAGAGAGCCTTAAAGAAAAGGAAGAAGTTGCTAAGAACATTTATAATGATTGGAGTAAGAAGTTAATTTCAAACACGCACAACATCGCTCAATTAGAAATTGATAATCAAACTTATAATGAAAGTATAACTAATTCGGAAGAACAACTAGAAATTTTAGTTAATCAACTAGATGAACATACTAAGACATTAAAAAGTTTAGAGGATAAAAGAGATGAATTACTTGGGTCAAGAAATAATAATATTGACAATGAGTTAATTAATACCAACCCAACTCAACTTCAAAGTGATATTGATGATTTAAAAGGTAAGCAATCGTCAAGCAGACGTAATGCAAATGGTGTTAACGTAACCGAACCAACTCAATATTATTTAGAAGAAGAACACGATGCGGTTAAAGTATTAATTAATGGACTTTTGGTTGAAGACAAGGTTGATTTTGATGCTATCGGAAGAAACGAAAAGTTAATCAAACAATTTGAAGAAGGTTCAATCTGTCCAACATGTAATAGGGCACTTGAAGATGTTGACCACACCGATGAAATCAATAAGATTAAAGAACTTATTGAAACATTAAAGAAAAATCGGGAAGAGCGTGAAGGTAAATTAAAAGATTTGCGTGATAAAGAAAAATCATTCAAAGATTTAAAAGACCAATTTGATACTTACGAAAGAAATAAGATTATCAAAGCACGTTATGAATTAGAGGTTGAACAAAAACAAGTTGAAATTGATGCTAAACAATTAAAGTTAGACAATTACGAAAATAACAAGAAGAAACTTGAAGATAATCGTAAAATTGACGCGGAAATTGTTGGTATCAGAACAAAAATTGAGACCGCCAATGCTGATATTCGCTTGAACGGAACCAACACCGAAAGACATAAGAACAATATTGCCAATATGAAAGAAAAGATTGGTGTAAACGAAGATTTGATAAAGAAAATTAAATCAGAGGAAGAATTGTTACAAGTGTTTAAGGTATACCTAACCGTATATGGTAAGAATGGTATCTCAAAGGTTATCCTTAAAAACATGGTACCGCTGATTAATCAAGAACTATATCGACTATTGGTTGATAGTTGTCATTTCATTTTGGAGATGAACATTAACGATAAGAATGAGGTTGAATTCATTATGATTGATAATGAAACACGAATAGCTAAACCGCTTAATGCCGGTTCGGGTTACGAAAGAACAATTTCGTCATTAGCACTTCGTAGTGTATTAACTAAAATCTCATCATTACCAAAGCCTAACATCGTTGTAATGGACGAAGTCTTTGGCAAGATTGCGGATGAAAACCTTGAAATGGTTGGTGAATTTTTTAAGAAGATTAAAAATTACTTTGAACATATTATCGTTATATCTCATAATCCATTGATTCGTAACTGGTCAGATAATTTGATTATGATTAAGAAAGATGAGAATGTTTCATCCATTGATTTTATCACAACAAAAATTTCGTAGTTTCGATTTTTTAACTATCTTTGTTACCTAAATAATAAATATATGACACCGAAAGAATTAAATAGTTTTGGTCTATACGCTAAAGACCACAAAATCAGTTCATTGGACTTACACAGATTCAATTCGAACATCGAAAACAGTATGACACCATATATTCTTGAAGAAAGAAGTATGAACGTAACCGTAATGGACGTGTTCTCTCGTTTAATGATGGAAAGAATTATTTGGGTAGCAGGTGAGGTAAATGACCACATGTCCACCATAGTTCAAGCACAGTTAATGTTCTTAGACAGTTTGGATAGTACGGACATCACGATGCATATTGACTCACCAGGAGGAAGTGTGAAGTCGGGTTTGTCAATGGTTGATGTAATGGAATACATTGGTTCAGACATTCGTACTATTAACACCGGTATGGCGGCATCTATGGGTTCTGTTCTATTGGGCGCGGGTACTAAAGGTAAACGTGGTTCATTGAGATTCTCTCGTACTATGTTACACCAATCATCAGGCGGCGCCGGTGGTAATATTCAAGATGCTCGTATCACTATGATTGAGTGGGAAAAGATTAACAATACATTATTTGAATTGTTAGGTGGATACTGTGGTAAAGACGCAGAGACCGTTAAGAACGATGCAAGTCGAGATTTATGGTTAGGTGCCGATGAAGCTTTAGCTTACGGTATCATTGACGAGGTTGTCAAGAAGAAATAATAAAAGGGGACAAAAGTCCCCTTCATTATATTTATATATAAAATAGATATAATGAACACTTTCAAACTTGACGTCAAAACAATCGTACTAATCATATTAGCATGTATTGTTGCATACTACTACTTTACAGATAAAGGCGGCGACATTCCTGGTGAAACTGTAAAAGTTAACGGTAAAAAATACGAACTATTAAGCCGCAAGGTGGATACAGTTGTTATTGACCATTATAAAACAAAAATTGTGAAAGGTGATGACATTTACCATGAAACAATTGTTGAAAAAAATGTGGAGGTACCTGTATTAACAAAAGTAGATACGTTAACAATCCTTAGAGATTTTTATAAGAAAGTTGTTTATAAAGATTCATTAAAATTAGATAATGATTTAGGTATGATTTCAATTACCGATACAATTTATAAGAATAAAGTATTGGGTAGAAAATGGAACGCATATCTAAAAGAAAGAACGGTTAAGGAAACAACAATCGTAAAAGAATTACCTAAGAATCAAGTTTATTGGGGTTTCAACGGTGGGTTTAATAAAGAAGATGTTGTTAGTAACGTTTCCGCCGGTCTAATTTTAAAAACTAAAAAAGATAAGTTAGTCCAACTTAATGTTGGGGTGGCTAATAGTAACACACCAACCGGTAACAAAATGTCACCGTATGTTGGCGTTGGTATGTATTGGAAAATAAAACTTAAAAAGTAATTTTATGAACACATTTATTTTATTTATTTTCGGGATGTTTGAAGACCACGAAGATATAGAATATTTTTGCATGGAAGTCATTGGTGAAATGGAATGTGTAAAGTCTGTTAGATATGTGATTGAGAGTTCCGAAAACGTTATAGTAATATTTGATTCGGATAGTGAATTACAAAAGTTATCTAAAGATATGTTTGACGTTTTAAAAAATGACAATGTTAGGTTTTATTTTATATTCGATAGAAACAATTTAGTGAGCGCTCATGTGCCACAAGAAATCAAAGATTTTATATATAAGCCGTCCAATTTAAAAATAATGAATTTAGATTACGTAAAGCCCGAATCTAATGAAGTTTTTGAATTGGATGATTTATTGGACAAGATTGAAAAAACGGGAATGGAGAGTCTTACTCCTGCAGAAAAAAAGTTCTTAGACAATTTTGAAAATTGAGAATTTTTAGTTATATTGTATAATATAATACCATAAATTTATGAGAAAACCTGCCGTCCTTATTAGCACCGACGAAATTAATCAATACATTAAAGATATCCGTAAAATTCCAATCGTAAGTCATCAAAGACAAGACGAAATCTTTAAATTGTTACTTGATTCTAACACAACTAAGAAAGAAAAAGATAAATTATTAGAAGAACTTGTATTGGGTAATCTAAGATTTGTTATTTCCGTTGCAAAAATGTATCAAGGACAAGGTATGGACTTATTAGATTTAATATCTGAAGGTAATATCGGTTTAATTAAAGCAACTGAACGTTTTGACCCCAATAGCGGATTGAAGTTTATATCATATGCAGTATGGTGGGTTAAACAATCTATCATGGCATCATTAAATGATAATGCAAGAACAATTAGACTACCATCTAACTTGGTTCAGGAAGCTCAAAAGAATAAGAAAAACGAAACCAATAAGATTGACAAGTTTTATACAGATGGTAATAATGAAAATACTACAATGTTACCATATTGTATTGGATTGTTTAGGGAAATCAATGAGGACGGAGACCAATTAATCGATTTAATCCCCAATAAAGATGCGGGTAATCCTGAAGAGATATTCAACACACCGGAAGAAATGAAAAAACGTGTAACTCAAATGTTAAACGTACTTGATGATAGAGAAAAAGTTATTATCGAAAAATATTACGGACTAAATGGTATCGAATGTAATTTGGATGACTTAGGTGATGAGTTTGGTTGTACCAAAGAACGTATTAGACAGTTAAGAGATAAAGCAATAAAGAAATTAAGAAACGAGAGTTTCAATCTATTAAACTATTTATAGACATGAAAAAAATTATCGAAGAAAAATTCACTATAATTGTATTGGTGATATCATTATTAGGTTTTTTAAAGAGTTGTGGTGACACAAGAGAAATTACTAAGGTTAGAAAAGAAATGACCGATTTAGAAGGTCGTTTAAATAAGCAAATGCAAATTGAAGGATTAAAATCTGAGAAACGTTCAATCCAAGCATCCGATAGAAAAATTTTAGATGTGCAAAGACAAACACAGATTGACGAAGAAATAAAAAAATTAGAATCTAACAAATAATGAAAGTTTGGTTTCATAAGAATTACAAAACGGTAATCATATTAGCGTTTTTGATACCAATCATTACAGTGGCTGTGGTTTCAATATCACATGTTACTCAATGGTACGGGATATCAAATCCATTTACGTGGGCAATCTACCTATCAGTTGGTATTGAAATTGCAGCGTTATCTGCACTTGCAGCTATTTCGGCAAATATGGGTAAGAAAATTTACTTCCCATTTGGTATTGTTACATTAATACAATTCATAGGCAATGTATTCTTTGCTTATTCATTTATCGATGTAACCGCCAGTTCGTTTAAATCTTGGGTTGAGCTTGTATCACCGTTGTTAGAAATAACAGGGGTGGAGCCTACGGACTTCATAGGACACAAACGATTCTTGGCGTTCTTCTCTGGTGGTATGTTACCACTAATTTCATTATCTTTTCTTCACATGTTAGTAAAATTCAGTGAGGCGGAAAAACAAGTAGAATTACCTGTTGATGATAAAAAAGAAGAAAATATAGAAAAAATTAATGCATCAGATTTAATTGGGGAGATTTCAAGAGTTAGGTTAACCGAAGAAGATTTGGCGTTACTTGAAGAACGTTTATTACGTACAAAACCTAAAGAAGAATATGAGAAACTTCAAAAAGCATCATTAAAAGATGATGTGACTTTAAGTGACGAAGAAATTGTGGAACGAGCACAGAAAATTGAATTTAAAAGAATAGCCGAACGTATGAAAAGAATTGGCGAGATTCAAAATGAAATACGAGGGTATGAGGATGAAAGCGAAGACCCTGTTGGTGCTTTAGCTAACAGCGAACATAGATTAAAGGTTGAAGATGATGAAGAATTTATCAAAATGAAAAATGATTATTTCCAACGTCAAGCACAACATATGAAAGAAGTGGAAGAAGATAATAATCTTTTAATTCTTGAAAAACAAGCTGAGGCTTTAAAAAAAATTGAAAGTTGGGAAAGCGATGAACTCAATTTAACTGATGAAGAAATTGACCAAGCAATCGCTGAATTTAATGAATTGGAAATGTTAGAAGCATTAGAAGAATTGTCACCCGAACCTGACGAAGCGTGGGATGTGGGTGTAGACCCAATAGGCAAAGATGACGAACCAATTTATCAAACAGATTCAAAAGAATTAGATAAAATGTTAGATATCGTAGATGACGCAATCGACGAAAAAAAAAAATAACCAAGTCTTCGGAAGAAATAATAGAAAACCACCCGGAGGAAATGTCAAATTCAGTAAAATATCGTGACATATATTGGGAAGCTGATGATAAAAAATCATAAGAATGTTAGAAATTTTTAATGTAGAAACGTTAGATAAAAATCAACTTAACATACATAAAAGAAAATCTAAAAAAACGCAGATTTTACTTTATGACACACAAAGACGTGTCGACGATTTCATAAATAAGATAAAGTATCGCAAAAATGGGAAGTACGAAGACGTACCCCATTTTGTTGTTTCTAAGCTTGGTATGGTTTATCAACTATTTGACACCAACTATAGTTCAAATACCTTTGATAACCCAAAAATAGATAGGAAACAAATTAAAATCGCCGTCGAAAACTTGGGGTGGTTAAACAAAAACACAATCACCGGTATATTACACAATTGGATTGGAGACCCGTATAGGTCTGAGCCACACATACGTAATTGGAGAAACTATTATTTTTGGGATAAGTACGGTGAAACACAATTAAATTCACTTGCCGAACTGTGTGAACACTTATGTGATAAACATGAGATATATAAACAAACAGTGCCATCACAAGGATACTTAGAAAATGCATCAAATTTCAATGGAATTGTATGTAAATCTAATTTTGCAAGTATTTATACTGATATAAACCCTTCTTTTAATTTTAGGGTATTCTTTAGCAATCCAAGAAAAAATGAAAAATAGTTACGACTTAGACAAAAAAATGTTGAACATGATGAGGAAACTCAATGAATCAACTGCGTCAAATAAAATTTTAAGGGAACAAGTTGAGATGGCACAAGATGAACCTCAACCAGAACAAAGCATGAAAGATGATATTCTTGTCATTAATGATGTTGATGTTAAAATGAATTCTACTGATGACGTTGATATGAAATTATTGGATGAGCAAAAGAATGAAATTTCCGGTATTATAGATAATTTTAGACAACAAGTTTCACAAATTGTAAACTTTGAACCGGGGTTTTCATTGTTTCCTGACCAAATTAGATTGGATGGTACATTAACTGATGATGGAATCAAGTTTGTGTTTATTGCGGGTAAAGAAGGTGGTGTATATGTTATGGCTGATATGTTAAAATTAGAGCAGAACGTTGCAAATACATTAGAGAAGTTAGCTAAGTTCAACGAAGTGTTTAAAAGCTCAATGGAACCAATAATAAGTCAAAGAAATAATAACTAAAATGGCACTTAGTAACGAAGATAAAAAAGAGATTGAAAGAATCACAAGAAAAGAAATAAAAGATTTCTTGGATACTACTCAAGCACATAGCCAAGTTATTAAGATGGTTCAAAAAGAATTGGGTACTAAGAATATTGATGATAAAATAATTGATTTATCTACCAAAGTTGTTGTTGAATTGTTTAAAACATTATGGCAACGTAAATCTTTTTGGGAAGGCGCATTAAAGAATGTTAAATAATGAGCAATAAAAGACCCGACATTGAAGGTGAAATGGATGAACTGCAAAGAGCGGTTCAAGACTTGAGTCGTGATGAAAATATTGAAATTAGTGTAGAACAATTAGTTAAAGCTTTCAATAGTTCTAAAGAAGAAACTTTAACCAATGATATATGGGGTAAATTAGAGAACACAGAATCTAATGAAATCCAAAAAGGTGATACGAATGCGGTAATGAAGATTGCCAAAATGTACAACAAGACAAGTCCAAAAATTTTAGCTAAGGCAATCATGAATGGTGAATATAATAGACCATTAATATTAAAATTGGGGGATAGATATATTTTAGTGGCAGGTAACACAAGATTAAGTACCGCTGCCGCTATTGGTGTGAGTCCTAAAGTTTTTATTGCAAGAATAGAAAATATGAACGAATCAAATAAATCAGATGGTAATGATTCTCATGAACATGACGATGATATGGTTATTGGTGTAGCAGAAATTTTAAAACAAATTAAAGACACAGGCAACCGAAAAAAAGTTTTTAATAATATGGTTGATAAATTTGACAAAGAGGATGTTCAATTTAGTAAAAAAGAATTTTCTAAAATGTCAGGTGTAAAATCACAAAAAAAAGATATTGACGAAACTGATAGTGGTTCATCGGGTTCTTTTGAAGGACCTGCGTTTGGTAGTATGGTTAAAAGAAAAATCAACACAATACATAATGCTAAATTAAACGAGCAAGAAGAAGAGGTTGAAGAAGCTACCACATCGTCATCATCAGGAGCATATGATGTTCCTGCATTTGGTAGAACACCAAAGGGTGGACGTAGGAACCCATTAAAGATTGATGGACCTGACAGCATCTATAAAGGTAGAGCAGTTAAGGATAAAAATTTTCCAAAATGGGGAGGACCCGGTGGTGTATTTGTTAAGATAAAAGAAAAGTGTAAAAGGTTCCCATATTGTAATCAAGGTAACACCGGAGCATTGGAATTTATCAAAGAAGATAAAGAAATACAAAATGCAATTAATGAAGTTTCAAAAAATACGGGTATTCCTAAAAATGAAATTCAAAAAATTGTATTAAATGAAATAAAACAGATATTTATTTAGTATGAAAGTTGAAGAATTAAACTCAATCATGGAAAGCATCGTTTTTGATGAAATTAAGAAAAGTATTCTTAAAGAATCAATGGGTGGTTTAATGGAAAAATATAATGTAACTTGTGAAGGTGAACCTGTTGTTGCTTGCGACACACAAGAAGAAGCTGAAGAGCATGTTAATAAATTAGAAAAAGAACATCCGGGAAAACAATTTATCATTGAGAAAGCAAATTATGAATCTCATAGTGATATGATTGAAAAATTAGATAAAATGGGTGAAGAATTAGAAGAAACTGAAAATATGAAAAAATTTGAAACAAAAGAAGGTAATGCATTTACCGGTGCAATGACTAAAGCAAAAGAAAGCGGTGAAAAAACATTTACCGTTGATGGTAAAGAATTCGATGTGGAGGAAGAATTAATTGGTGGACAAAAGAAATTAGATAAAAACAATAATGGTAAAATAGATGGTGAGGATTTCAAAATCCTTAAAGGCCAAAAACAAGATACCAAAGAAGAAGAGGAAGAATGTGATGAATGTGGTAGCGGCTACATGGAAGAAGACATAAATGAAATGAAGGACACTTGCAACGAATGTGGTGGTATGATGAATGAAGAAGGTATGTGTACTGAGTGTTCTGGTGCTATGATGGAATCTAAAAAGAAGACAATACGTTTAACTGAATCTGAATTGACTAAATTAATTAGTAAGATGGTTAGCGAAGCTGCGGTACCGGGTATTGATACACAAAAGAAAATACGTTCAGCAAGTGGTAAAGAAAACGACGCTAATTTAAACGATGTTAATAAAAAAATTAAAGGTCAGTTAGAAATACCGGGTGGAACTAATCCTGAGTTTCCTGAAGCAAATAAAAAAGGAGAAAAGGTTGCAGTTAACAATAATGAAAAGGAAGATGAATTTGTAAGCAACTTTAGAGGTGGTACATTGTTAGATTTAGATTACGATAACGAACCATCAGAACAATTCAACGCAAGAATAAAGAAAGCATTAGATGGTGACACAACAATGGGTAATTCACATGATGCAGCTAATGTTATTGCAACTGACACAGGAAAAAAATTAGCAGACAGAGCTAAGAAAAAAGAAGCTGAACAAGAAAAAGCTCCGATGTATAAAAAAGACCCGGGTCCAAAAGATAGGATTGATGAGTCAGAAGTATTAAAAACAAATCTTATCAATGAGGATATTGAGAAGATGAAAAAGATTTTTGGGTATAACAAAAAAACTCAGTAATATCTTTTTTTTATTTTCTTTTATCCCTATATTGTAAGTAAGTAGGATTATGGAAAATAGAGAAGGTTATTTAGAGTTTATTACCTCGGAAAATTACAAGAACCAAATTGATATTTGGTACAAAGCATACAATATAAGTCGTGAAAGAATAGAACTCTTTTACGACTTTATTTATTCATTCCATTCCTTAATTGATGAAACTTATTTGGGTAACGATGTAATCCAAGCAGAGGAAGACCAGAAAAATCATTTCACTTGGTGTTGGGATAAAACAATTGAAAACTTCAGTAAAGAAAAAATTTATATTAAAGAGAGGGGACAACATTACCAATATTTTTGGAACTTCTTTTTAGAAGCTTATTATTTTGTGCAATTAGATAATGAGTCAAGCAAAATATCGGAATACTTTTATAAGTTATTCGATTTCAAATACAGAAAGTCAAGGTCGGAACTTGATATGTTAACAGAAATTTACAAATTGTTAGAACAAAACTTGAAAAAGTAATTATTTTCCCGTATATTGATATTAAAAACCGAAATAATATGGAAACCTTAATTAAAATAAAGGACCTGGTTGAAAAGATATCAGTAGATACGAAGAAAGTTTTTGTGAAAGGAAATCATAGCGCATCAATCAGAGCAAGAAAAAACGCACAAGAGGTAAAATCACTTATTGCGACATTCCGTAAGGAAATTTTAGACGAAATAAAAAGACATGAAGGAAGAGATTGAATTGTTTGTATTTGTATTATGCATTTTATACATAATACATTTTGTTGTTGAGTTTGTATTAAGACTAACAGAAGAAGACCCAAAACCGTTAACGTTAACTAAATTAGAGCAAGTATCTTATTTGGCATCGTTATCATACATAATAACTTATTTTTTAATTTAACAACGTGTTTGAATCAATAAAATCATTAAGACCATATTTTCACTCATTAAGAGAGATTGAAAATAACGTCAGTTTAGATATTAAATTACCATTGTCTTGGAAGTTTGAAGATATTGTCAAACCATATCGTTCATTAAAAATAAAGGTTCAAGATAAAAATGAAAAATATACGTTAGTCTCACTTATCGCTACATCAACAATGGAAGGTTATGAAGTAGTTTTGGCGTGTGCTCTTGAAATTATTAATGTCAATAAAGAAGAGGAGGAAAAACGTAGGTTATTTATAGAAAAACAAAAAAGATTACAAGAAGATTATAATTTAAAAGTTAAAGAATTAGAAGAACGCTTTAAAAGCGAACCGTTAGATAAATTAAAAGACTTAGATTTATTAAATAAAGATGGACAAGAAATTGCAACAGGGTATGGACTGGTTGAACAAGGAAATGACGAAGGACGAGAAGGAGATACAGAACCACAAGATGAAGATGATTAATGAATTGAAAAAATTTGATAAAAACGAATTAATACCCAAACCAACACCAAAAGAAAAATTAACATTTATTAAAAAAATAGCACAGATATTTGGATATGGAAAGAAAGGGTGATTTATTAAATCAATTAGCTATCATATCAGATTTAATCGAAAAGTTATCGATACAAACAGTATCAAGTACCGTAGTGTTAGAACTATCGAATGAAGAATTTAATTATTCGTTTGATTTTATACAGAAAAAATACGGCAGGAAAATGGATAAACCGGACGGTTCCTTTTCAATTACAATTGGATTTGTAGACCTTATTTTTAATAAGAGTAGTGTCTGAACAACTCTTGACGTTTGAAGCCCTTAGATTCAAGTAAATCATATAACAGAGTCCTTTGATGCGTGGTAACATCTCTAACAAAGATAAAGTTACCACGTTTCTTTTTTAGTAGGTCTTCTTTAACTAATTCAAGTAATCTATCCGCATCTTTGATGTTCTTATTACCAAATAATCTCACATCATCCTCCACTTGAACAAATAATTTGTTATTTAATGTAAAAATCTGAGCAATTTCAGTTACACTTTCGATATACTCCATCATTTGATGGTACCGGATTCTTTTCTTAATTGAGTAATCGTATATCAACTCTTCTTCCCAATAAGGTACAATCTCTTTGATACGAAACTTATCATCTTCAATTTTTGCAGGTTCGTTCCTACCTAAACTATCTTTAACCCACACCTGAGTTGCCCATCTATTGTTTGGAAATATGAGACCCAACTCATATATTAGTTCACGATTACGTTTTCCACCCTGTTGTTTTACGTATCTTGGTTTCTTTTCTGTTTTAAATTCGCGCCAATATTCATAAACAGTGGTACGTTTCATACACTTATATAATATTTTAACTTTCTTCTTGTTACAGAAGAGAACTATAAAATATTTTCCATTTTTCATAGAAATAGTCTAAACAATGAAACTAAACCAAATAGTCCAAGCGCACCCCATATAC